AAACCTTTTGATGGCAAACTTTTTGGCATTGAGGTTAAATGGGAATCCGATGAACAGAAAGAAAAATATGCGGAGAGTCTCAGACGGGGATGGAAATGCAATTCCTGTACGTGGCTTTCAATATAGGAAGGGGTAACTGTGAGTCAAATACATGGTTATTTAAATAGTGTGCCTGAAGATTTTGGGCATAGATGGAGTAACAATTCGGATCACACACGAGTTGAGTGTCAGTACTGCGGGGATAGTTATGGCTCTCGTCGCTGGTGCGACAATCGGCTTGTGGTGTCTGAGCAAGACAGAGATATGGATGAAGCCATGTCTCAATATTACAGTCAGGAGGCTGAATAAATAATGGAAATATCAGGTGAGATCAATATAGAAATTGATCAATATCAAGACTTCGAGGTAGAACTCGATGTCGACAGGTTGGCTGAAGAGTTAGCCTTAGACCACAACTTTGTGGATGATGCTGTTCTGCATGCACATGTAGAGGAGTATTGCGATAGTTATGTTGCTGACCGTGTGTCTGAGCGTGTTGATGAAGAGATTCAGGAACTACGTGATCAGGTTTCAGAGTTGCAACCAGATAACAACTATGTGCGGATCAACGATTTGCACACGATTATTAAAGAAATAGTGAGAGCAGAGATATCTGTTGCTTTCGCTGCTGGGCATCACAAGATGCAAGACAGATTAAATGGAAGGGATAGCAATGCATAAAAAACCACGAGTCGGACGACCAGAAGTAGGTGAATACATCTACTACAGAACGTTCGGCATGAGTATGCGTTACGTGAAAGTCACAGACGTGTACGACGATGTGAAAAACGGCAAAGCAGGCTTTGATTGTGTCGACCTACAAGGCAACACATATTGGGGTTACGATGACCAAATCATCAACGTTTTTTAGATCATCCAGTGACCGGAAGGTCGCACCTTACGGACGCAGACAGGGCAAATCCCCTAATGGGATGAAGCCACTTAAGAATAGTTTCGGCCTGCCAGCAGGCAAGGACTTTTCTTGTCTGGGTGCTACTGAATGGTGTCTGTCTAATTGTTACGCTGGGAAACTGGAGAGGTTGTTTCCCAATGTGCGTAACCTGCTGTTACACAATTGGGATGTGTATCAGGAAAACAAACAGTCTTGGCTGCTGTTGCAGGAGAAACTACGACCTATGTTGAAGGACTTTATAGATGATTGTTCTAAACGTGAGGTTGAGCCTGTGTTCAGATGGTTTTGGGATGGTGACATACCTAACCGTAACTTCGCTAAGGCTATACGCAATTTGGCGTGGGAGTATCCGAACGTCAGGTTCTGGGCGTACACCAGAAACTTTGATGCGGTTAATGATGTGATAGGTCCGCCTAACTTCATTCTGTATCTGAGTGTGGACGCTGGGAATATGTTGGGTGCGTTTGCTACAAAGCAACGGTATCCAGAGGTTAAGTTGGCGTTTTGTGCTGACACTTGGGAGGAAACAGAGAGTCTTGCTTACCAGTTTGATGGTGAGCGTAAAGGTCCCCGTTGTCCTGAACTGACCGGCAAGTTGCCGTTAGTGGTTTGGGACACGGAGAAAACAGGTCACGGTGCGTGTGTTGAATGCAACATGTGTATCGATGGCATTAACAACGTGAGGTTTGCCTCACAGAAAGGGTAACGATGATTACCAAACAACAGGTGGTCAATGCTATTGATGAAGGTCTCATTGATGGTGATGGTCACAGCATTATGGATGCCCAGTATTATTTAGGGCATGGATTCGACTGCGAGAATCTGATTACAGAATTTGAATCAGACACTAGCAGTGGTAAAACCACCATTTTCAAAGATGGTGAGATACAAGAGAAAGTTAAAGGGATTTGGTCTCTTGACTTTCATTATTGGGTAGCAGGGCAGTGCGGACTGGCACGTGGTGTTGACTACGCCGAGCAATATGGGCGTGGTTCACAAGCACAGGCTATTGCTGGTGCGCTTGTCAAATGGGCTAACCAAAAGGAGACTGTATGACAGTTATAGAAAACAGCGAGCCGCAATATGCTCGTGAAACTATGGGTGATGCTGGGGCTTTGTTCCCTGTGCATTATCCAGCAGCACAACACCATTGTCTGCGAAGAGAAGACGCTCACATTCCAACGTTTGAGAGCGGTACATATAAGAATGTGCCTTTGTACAAGTTTGTTGTCCGTGAGGACACTGGGCAGGTAGTCGGGTTGCATTCTGGGAAATACCCTGAGGTTGATGGATATCAGATGCTTGCCGACATGGCAGACATGATGTTCCCTGCATCAACTACGTCCTGTACACTCTGGGGTGCCGGTGAAAGAGTTGCTGTTACGCAACAACTTTCGGACTCCATAGATCTTGGGAATGGAGATAAAATCCAATCCCATTTAGTGTGGATCAGTTCCTTGGATGGTTCTTGGTCAACCAGTGTGTACGACATGCAACGCAGGTTCTTCTGCCAAAACCAACTAGTGGGTAGACCATTAATAAAGGTGAGGCACACGAAGAATCATGACGACATCTTTGAGATGAAAGCCACGATCCTGAAAGAGGCAGCGCAACAAGCGTTGACTTGGCAAGGTAAGGCTCTCGCTTTGAAGGAACAACCTATGATTGATTCAGAGTTTTTTGAACTGATCAATCAGTTGGTGCCTATCGAAGATGACATGTCTACTCGTAAAGAGAACTCTGTTCGGACGGCTCGTAGTTCCATGCTGTACAGGTGGGAGCAAGAGAAAAAAGAATGGGGCGATGGTAATGGTTGGCTTGCTTGGAACGCTGTTCAAGGTGCCGAGCAGCACACTGTTAACGCTGGACGTAATCGTGATAAGGCTAAGTCATTGCAGAAGGCTATCGAAGGTAAAACTCCTTTGGCTAACAAAGCGATGAGTTTGATACTGACTCAATGATCACAAAAGTATTAATGGTTGCCGTACTCAGCGGGGCTGGCAGTTGCTCGTCTCTTGGGGAACTGGTGTCGGTGTATTTTGCACCTGAAGATCAGGACCTCATGTTAGACATAGCATTCTGTGAGTCTTCCGCTGATGCGGATGACACTTACTCGACGGCTTACAACCAGAAGAGTGGTGCGACAGGCTGGTTCCAGCACTTACCCAAGTGGTGGGATGAGCGTAGTAAAAAAGCAGGGTTCGAGGGGGCGCATATTCTCGACCCGAACGCACAAGTAGGCGTTGCTGCTTGGTTATATTATCATTTGGATAGTAATATTAGGTGGGGTGGTGCAAGCCATTGGTATCCTAGTAGACGCTGTTGGGGTGGTAAATAGAGTATGATAAATATAGAAAAGAAAGGAAAGTAATTGAAAATATTAAATGAAATGCCATCCGTTAAACGAAGTGGCAGAGAAGAACGTTACCCATGGGGCATGTGGTTCGATGGGAAGGTTCGACTACTGGAGGGGGACAAAGATTTTGATTGTCCACCTAAGAGCATGAAAGCAAATATTTATGCAGCCGCTCGTAGACACGGAGTGGAGATACAAGTTCGTTCGCTTGGCGATGACCTCGCTATTCAAGCCTCATAACCGGCGGTGCGGGGACGGGTTACCCTCCTTCTCGTCCTCGCACTGCTCCACTAGGAGGCAGGATGCGAACTGATTTGAAACTAAAACGCTCACCCATTCCGATGGGTGCTGGGCTTTCTACGATGCGCTGGATTGTATTGCAAGACGGTAGGATCAGAGAGTTGTTTAACGACAAGGAAGAAGCGTTAGATTATATTAATAGGTTAAAAGAAGACTGGTCATCTAAGGATGAATAGTTTTAAACATGGGTTGTCAGCATACAAGACTAACCGTTGCAGATGTAGTATTTGTGCAGCAGCAAATCTTGAGTATGAACGCAAACAAACTGTCGTGAGACGGAAGCGTTTTACCAATGTTGAAGACCCACATGACACCTACACACTAGGAGAAATGAAAGCCATACGACAAATGGAAGGAACATAACATGGCAACCAAGAAAGAACAGTCTGTTGAAGACAGACTAAATCAAATAGAAGCAGTAGTCTGGCCAGATGGTATAGAAGCAGGGTCTGTTGCTGACGCTATAACAGGGATAATATCCATATTCCAACACCTACTTAAAACAGTAGGAGATCACCTGAACGAACAGGTCAATAGGGATGAAGAGTTCATGCAACATATTGGATGGATATTTCAATCGTTAGGAGGAGAAATCGAAGTAGATGGACCTGAGCCTAACGATAAACCAGACCTGACAGTTATCAAAGGTGATGGCTAATGCCTCGGCTTGTAGAATTTTCATGCTATGCGGGATACCCTCTAGGGGTATCCCGCCATGCCATGTATACATGGGGTAGAATTTAAAAATGCAACCACCTGAAGATCGAATCATCCTCCGCCAATCTTGGCTCGGGCAACTCGCAATGTGTCCAGAGCGAGCCAGACAGGACATGCTCGGCATCTCCGAATCCACCGAGTCTTCCAACACTGCGATAGGCACAGCAGTCCACTATGGCATCGAACAGTGCCTGATAGAGCAAATGGAAACGGGAGATCCTCTTCCGAAATCAGAAACTATTTGTGCCTCGTTAGAAGAATGGGTTAGAAAAGAACAAGAAATAGTTAGGTGGAACCACAAGGTTGATGAGTGTGTAAAAATAATTGAAGTTAACACAGCAGCATGGTGGGATGAAGTAAGACAGGATATTAAACCAATAGCAGTTGAACACAAGTTTGAACTCCCACTGGTAGTTGATCACAAACCAGAGATTTGGTTACAGGGAACCATCGACTGTGTTCAAGAGTTTCCTCGCCCAATTGTGGATTGGAAAAATCCGGGTCGGAAACCATCAGACGATTGGGAAAAGAAACGATGGTCAGTTCAAGCCGCCGCTTACACTTGGGCTGTTTCCGCTATGGCAGATAACAATCTGACCGAGCCATTAGATTTTGAGTTCGTCTACCTTGTCAAAGGCAAGGTGTACAGAACTACAGTGAACGCAGGACCGGCGGAGTGGGCATCTTTGGTTGCGCTTGCTCGCTCCGCTGGAACACTCATATCCGCAGACCTTCCCGTCTGGCCATTAAACATGGTTGGTTGGCATTGCGCTCCTAAATGGTGCGGAGCGTGGTCAACCTGTCGGGGAAGGTTTGCGGGACCAGACCCATGGAACCAACTATAGAAAGGAAGGTAGACCCATGGCAGACAAAACAGAGAACACCATAACGGTGTTCCGTAGACAAGTTATCCAAACGGGTAACTATGAACCAGCAGAGGCATCGTGTTCAATAACGATAGCGGTGGACTCTGACGACAAAGAGGCAGTAGCCAAAGAGATAGCCGATTGGGGCGAGACTTTGGAGATAGCCAACTATGAGGCACTCGGTGTCGGATACGAACTATCCGAACAGGGGGTGCGTATGATACAGAAGGAGTTCCCTTCTGCTACCAAAAGTGCTCCCGTGGCGAGCGCTTCGACCAGCAATAATTCCTACGGTACTAAAGGTACAGGAGGAACCTTGGATGAAATTTGGAAAGACTTGATGGACAATAAGTCCAACTGGTGGGATCCAAATTGGCAGAAGAAGTTAGATCCAGATTCTAATTTCAACAAGGCTGGACCAGACTATAAGCGTAAGGCTGATGGTAAGGGTATCTGGCTTACCAAGAAGGATGGCAAGTCTCTTGTCCCTGATTGGTTTGTATGCCCATTCACTGGTAAAGATTCCAATGAATTAAGTGCCATAGGTACGGAGATTCGTTCCTAATATGGCAACCCTGCATTCGCAGGATGAAGTGGCTGAACGCCTCGCTGTCGCTCAGGGCGGCGAGGCGGACAGCGACAAGCAACCAAATAGATGGGCTCCCACCTCCAAGGTTGTGGAAAACCTCATAGGTTTTATCCGCAATCCGGCAGAGAGATGGTACCTAGGTTTCCCTGAAATAGATTTAGCAACACGAGGTGTTGGTAAAGGGGAAGTGCTATTGGTTGTAGGTCGTTCCCATACAGGGAAGTCACAGATTCTGCTTAATTCAATAGTCACAAATTTAGTCAATGATTCTACTGCTCACGTTGTGATCTTCTCAATGGATGAGCCAAGGGAATTGGTAGCGATGAAACTGTTTTGCTTATTGCAAGGGCGTTCCTCTACTGATGTGGAGGAAGCAATCAAAGCAGGAGACAGAAACGTAATAGATGCGTTAGGTTTAGCCTCCGAACGGGAACTGTCTCGTGTCGCAATCATAGATGAATCAATGTCATTAGAAGCCATGTCAGCAGCGATGGATGAAGCGAGAGAATGGTGGGGTACTAACCCTTCCTTTTGTATGATCGACTATCTTGAACTGATGGTCGGCGGTGACGCAGACGCAACAGGAGTAACATCCAAAGCGCAGGCGTTGAAACGCTGGGCTAAAACAGAACGAGTACCAGTAGGTTTAGTTCACCAAGCAGGTCGTACTGCCGGTGAACGTGGTAAAGCCGCTGGCATTCACGCTGGTAGATATGGTGGCGAACAAGAAGCCATATTCGTGATGGAGGTTTACAGAAAGAAAGATCAAACAGATCTTTCAGACTGGGAAACTAAATATCATGCGAACAGTATCAATATGAATATCTGTAAGAATAAGAGAACAGCCAGACTCATAGATCAAACATATTATTTAGATCCAGAGTGCGGTCATGTTCATCCTTATTGGGAGGAACTGATTCCAGATGGAAACCAGTAAACTCTACGAAATAACATTCGAGCAGATACAAAATTTTGCTCAACTGTTCAGAGGCGGGCGTGTCGCAAAAGATGACGGAGATTTTCGTCCTTGGCAAACAGCGGACGGTGGGTACATACCAGCGGACGGCAAAGACTTCTTGATCGTGGTCGAAGACCACCTAAAGGACTCTCCTGCTATCGGTGTGTACCCACTGGTCGCACAAGATGATGGAATTAAAGTGTGGTGGGGATGCGTTGACTTCGATGAA